TATGCAAACTGATGTTGTTACAATGGATTCAGAAGACACCAACGGAAATTGGGGTTTTCAAGTTCAAAAATTATCAAGTGAAGCGTATAAGGCTTTAGGGGTTGACAAAGCAAAAGAAGTTGGTTTGCCTTACTTGGGTAATCTTAAAATCTTCCAGAAAAAAACAAACGATGTTTCCGAACCAGTTAACATTGATTTAGAAGAAGAACACGATGACCTTCCATACTAAAATTTTAACTAAAAACCTATTGTTTATTCAGTAGGTTTTTTTATATTTGCATATCTATTGTTCGGGCAGGCTCAATAGAAATGTAAGACTTTTTATAAAACGCTCACAAAAGTAAAGCCTGCCCGCTTGAAATTGTGGGCGATTTTTATTTTTATGAAACTACGAGAATATCAGCAAGAACTTTTAGATGACATACTAAAAGCAATTCCAGAACATGAAAAAATATGCGTTCAACTCAGTACGGGTGGCGGAAAAACTGTAATTTTTACCGAGTTAATTAAACAGCTCGATTCTAAAACTTTAATTATAGTTGATTCAATTGATTTAATTAATCAAACAGTTGCAACTTTTAAGAAAAAAGGAATTGATATTGGTGCATTAACCGCTGGTAAAAAAATGCCAGAAAATAAAGTAGTTGTCGCAATGGTAACAACGCTTTTTAATCGTGTTAAAAAAAACACGAACCTATTAAATACTATTCAATATACGATTATTGATGAGTGCCATGTTTGGATATTTAATAAATTATTCCCATATCTTACAAATGCCAAAATTTTAGGATTTACAGCAACTCCTGTAAGATTAAAGCGTTATGACTATGAAGAAAATATAACAGCCGTTGAAGTAATGGCTGATGTATATGATGTTTTGATATATGGCAAGCCTATTGAATGGCTAATTGAAAATAAATATCTTGTTAAAGATGAAAATTATTTAATTGATTTTGATTACAGCGGTTTGAAAACTGATAGCTCTGGAGAGTTTACGGTTGAATCTATGAAAAAAGTATTTCAAAGTGAAGATTATCAAAAAGCTTTAAAACACACTTATGAAGTATATTGTTTAGATAAAAAAACAATGATTTTCACAGCTTCAACAGAAACGAATCAGATATTTTCGGAATTATTTAAAGATAGAAACGTAAAAACTTATGACAGCGTAAACAATAAATCAAATGAACGTGATGAAATTATTGAATGGTTCAGAAACACTCCAGATGCAATACTAATAAATACAGGTTGTTTTACAAAAGGTTTTGATGTTTGCGATGTTGAAAGTATAATTGTAGCACGTGCCACTAAATCACTTGCCTTATGGATTCAAATTGTAGGGCGTGGTGCCAGAATTACAAACAAAACGCAAAAGGATAAAGTAATTGTAATTGATGGTGGGAATAACATATCTGAACATGGGACTTTTTCTTTTAATCGGGATTGGGAAAAAATATTTTCGGATAGGAAAATGAAAGTAAAAATTGAACCTCAGCAGGAGTGCGAAAGTTGTGGTTTTACATTTCCAGAAAAAGAAAAAAAATGTCCTGATTGTGGGGAATTGGTTCCAGAAAAAGAAATTTCAGAAGAAATTGAAAAGCAAGTAAAACTATTTGAAATTAAAGGGCAAAAAGCGAAATTAGAACCTCCAAAAATTGATATAAATTTCTTTATAAATAAAGGAGTAAGTGATTATCAAGCTTTGAAAATACTTAAAAATAAATGGGTTACGTTTTTAGTAAAATCAAAAATTGAGGAAAAAGATTTTAAATATCATTGGTTAAAAGGAACGTTTAATGAAAAATTTAGAGTACTTTTAAAACCCCAATATTTAAAAATTATCCGTTCAATTCTGCCAAAAGGAAAAAATGTAATTTACTCAAACTATTGTAAAAAAATATTAACAGAAGCATACACAAAAAAATATGAAAGTTAGTTTATACAACACCGTTAAATCAACTGAAAAGCATGATATTTCAATTGATGATTATTGCGAAATGATTTTAAAAGGAAAGTACCAAGATATGGTATTGACAGCTCGTGCAGTTAAAAATGATGAGGAAAAATACAAAAGTCTTAAATCAAAAATGCCATGCGTTACAGGTTCGGCAATAATGAATCAAGGCTCAAAAGTAGCTTCAAATATTTTTGAAATGAATGGGTTAATTTGTCTTGATATTGATGATGAAGTTGATATTAACATGATACAGCGTATTAATTCAGATGACTACACTTTTATATCACATCGCTCTTTTGGTGGCGATGGGCTTTGTGTTTTTGTAAAAATTAACCCAAATAAATTTATTGAATCATTCCATGAACTTGCACAATACTATTGGGATAAATTTAACCTTGCAATTGACCAAAGTTGTAAAAATAAAAACAGACTTCGTTATTTAAGTTACGACCCTTATTTATTCAAAAACGATAATTCAAAAAAGTTTATAGCAAAAACTAAAATTAAAACTGAAAAGAAAAAAGAAAACTTTGTGTTTGCGAAAAATGACTTTACAGATATTTTAGAAAAAGTAAAAGATATTGATCTTTGCCATGATGACTATAAAAGATATTGCGACATTGGATTTGCTATCGGTTCACAATTTGGGATTAATGGTTTAGATTATTTTAAAGCGATTTGTCAATCTGGAGCGAAGTATGACCCTAAAGAAATTGAAAAACATTACAAGAATTTTTGTAAAGATGGTGGGATTTCTATTGCTACTTTTTACCACTATGTTAAAGAAGCTGGAATTGAAATATACAGCGAACAAACAAAAGCAACTATAAAAGCTGTTAACGTTCAAAAGGTGCAAGGATTTGCAACAGTTGAAAGCGTGGCTAATTCTCTTAAAATTCAAAAGATTGAAGTAGATGAAGATTTAATCAAAAAGCTAATTGAATCTAAAGAGATTTTTACCATACAAGAAGATATTTCAAACATGGCTAAACTTGAAAACTTTATAGTAGAAAATTATGCACCAGAAAGAAACACTATAACAAATGAAATTAAAATAGACGGAATTGTTATCGATGATCATAAATTAAACTCAATTTATAAAACAGCTTCAAAGATTTTAGATTTTAATGTTTCAAAATCAGACGTAAGAGATATTATAAATTCCGACACTACTAAAGATTATAATCCACTTAATTCATTCTTTAGTGTAAAAGAGTACAACGATGGGCAAATAGATGCTTACATTGATTGTATACAGCCAAATAATGAATATAATCGTTGGGCGTTTAAAAAATGGTTAATCGGTTCAGTTCACAATTGGATTTCGCCACTTTCTGAAACAAAAGTCTCTCCACTTACTTTAGTGCTTTGTGGACAAAAACAAGGTACTGGGAAAACATCTTTTTTCAGAAACCTACTTCCAGAAGATTTGCAAGATTATTTAATTGAAAAGAAAATTGATGCAAATGACAAAGATAGTATGTATAACTTAGCAAAAGGGTTAATTTGTTTTGATGATGAATTTGGAGGATTGGCTACAAAAGATGTTAAAGATTTTAAAAGAGTAGCCGACACAAATTGGATTGATATACGATTACCATACAGTGCATTCTATTCTAAGATTAAAAGACGTGCGTCGCTTTGCGGAACCACAAACGAATCAAATATTTTAAAAGACGTTACAGGGAATCGTAGACTTTTACCTATTAACGTTGAATCAATCGACTACGAAAAAATGATTAAAATCGATACTAACTCTCTTTGGCGTGAAGCTTACAAATTATGGAGAGATGATTTTGATTGGAAAATTTATAAAGCTGAAGATATTGAATTTTTAAATGATAATACTGCTAAAAATATAGACGTTAACCCTATTGAAGAACTATTTTTTACACACTTTTCACTTGAAGAAACAAGCGAACACACACAAAAAGTAGTTATGAATCAGGGAGAAATATTAAACTATTTAAACGCTAATTGCGCTACTAACGTTTCAAAATATGATGTAAAGGATATTTTTGTTAAAAATAAGTTTAATTATATGCCTTACAGATTTAACGGAAAATTAAAAAAAGGTATTTTACTATATAAATTTGAACAAAATCAATCATTAATTGAAGATGATGTACCATATTAATGTTACCTAAAATTAAAAAAAGTTACCTTGTTACCTTGTGTTACTTTTAAAAGGTAACACATAAGTAATTGAAAATCAAATAGTTTACCTTGTTACCTAAAATATTAATAAAATAAACATATAATATTATATACATTATTCACTTTTATATACAATAATGAATTTTAAATATATATTTTATATCTCTGAAACTAAAAAAGGTAACAAGGTAACTTACACTTAACTAACTGAATATTAATAATTTAAATGTTACCTTTTTATGAACTACGAAGATTTACTGCAACAAAAAATTGTTATTTGGTATAAAAATGAATATCAAAGACACGGAAAAGGATTAATAATGGCAGTTCCTAACGGAGGCAGCCGAAATCTAATCGAAGCAAAAAAATTAAAAGCTACTGGAACAATGGCGGGAGTATCAGATTTGATAATTCTACATAATGGAAAAACTCTATTTTGCGAATTGAAAATCGAAAAAGGAATACAATCAGAAAAACAAAAGGAATTTGAAAGCATTGTCACAAATTTAGGTTTTGAATACAAATTAATTAGATCACTTCAAGAATTTCAAACATGGATACAATCAAAATAAAAAACAACAAAATATCCCTTAACCCAAACGAAGTACAAATTTCGCCTTTAGGTAGGGAGTTTAGATTATCAGGAATAAGTATCGACTATTCAAAACCTCCGAAGTATATCAACAATAACGCAAGGCATTGCACCACATACACTTTCATCTACTTAGACACAAAAGAACTATTTTCGTTCTATTTCGATGAATATGATAAATTTTTAAATAAAATTTAATATATTTGCATTATCGGAGTGGTAGCCGAATTAAAAAATTAACAAAATGCAACGATGATAAAGACTACCACCTTTTGATTCGTTGCTTTTTATTTATATGGAATTAAAATCGAATGAATTGAGAATTGGGAATTTTATAATAGGAACTTATGAAAATGAGGACAATAATTTAGTACACGAAACTGTTTGTGAATTTAAATTTTATAATTGCTACGATAATTTTTATTGGGTTGAAAGCTTAGATTTAATAGAAGATTTTACAGGGTTTAAACCAATACCAATAACAGAAGAATGGCTTTTTAAGTTTGGGTTTGCAAAGCAATGTGATTATTTATATTTTGATTTTGAAAATGGTAATATATCATTTAATGATGAAATTAAAAATGGTATAAGTTTATGTATTGGGACTTATTGCTCAAGCGGATCAGCTTTTGAAAATATAAAACATGTCCACCAACTACAAAACTTATTTTTTGCATTAACCGGCGAAGAATTAAAATTAATTCACTAAATTTGTAATTATGAAAACAATTAAACTAATACTAATAACAGCAATAGCAATTTTATTTTTAAGTTGCTCAAACGACGATACACAACCAACTTGCAATTGCAATGCATGGGTAAGACAAGAAGGACAAATAAGAACAGTTATTCCAGTTGAATTAAATTGCGAAACAAACGAACCTATTAATTTACCAGAAGGATATACTTTTTTAGGTTGTGATAATGATAATACTCCGTAAGTTATGGCAACACCAAGTGAATATAATATAAAAATATGTAACGAAATTTGCGAAAGAATTGTTTTAGGAGAACACATAAAGCCTATTTTAGATTCAGATGATAAATTTCCAACATTTCCTACTTGGTGTAAATGGAAAAGAGAACACGACGAATTATTTAACCTGTACACACGAAGCATACAAGATAAAGCCGAAATGTTAATCTTTGAAATTAACCAAACAATGCAAGATGTTAGAACAGGGATTTTAGACGCATCACAAGGAAGATTGATAATTGACACTTACAAATGGATGGCTTCTAAATTCTATCCTAAAGTATTCGGAGATAAAACAATTCATTCAGGCGATGAAGACAATCCAATACAAACGAAAACAACTATTATTAATCTAGGTTCAGGAATTAAGCCAGAAAAGTAAATGCAATTACTACCTAAACAAGAACACGCAATTTATTACCTAAACGATGACGAAACCGAAGAACTGCTTTACGGTGGTGGTGCTGGTGGTGGAAAGTCTGCTTTAGGTTGTTTGCGTTTAATAGAATTATGCCAGCGTTATGCTGGTATTCGTTGTTTAATGGGTAGAAGTAAGTTAAAAGCATTGAAAGAAACTACTTTAAACAGTTTTTTTCAATTAGCAAACGACTTAAATATAGGCGACCAATTTAAATACAACGCACAATCAAATATTATTTATTGGAATAATGGAAGTGAAATACTTTTAAAAGATTTATTTCTTTATCCAAGTGATCCGCATTTTGATAGTTTAGGTTCGTTAGAAATTTCATTCGCTTTTATTGATGAATGTAATCAATGTACATATAAAGCGGTTCAAGTTGTTAAATCTCGTTTAAGATATAAATTAAAAGAGTTCGGAATAATGCCTAAAATGTTAATGACTTGCAACCCAGCAAAGAACTGGACTTATTCAGAGTTTTACAATCCTAGTTTATCAAACAGTTTAAGAAAAGACAGAAAATTTATACAAGCATTACCAACAGACAACCCACATTTGCCAAGCTCTTACATTCGCACATTAGAAAGTTTAGATGAAGCAAGTAAAAAGCGTTTACTTTATGGAGATTGGGAATTTGACGACAATCCCTACTCACTATTTGAATACAATAATATTTTAAACCTATTTACAAACGAATTTATAAAACCTACACAAACAAGATATTTAACTTGTGATATTGCTTATACTGGTTCGGATAAATTTGTATTAATAGTTTGGGCTGGTTTAGTAATTGAAAAGATTATAGCCATAGATAAAATAGATGACACTCAAGTAAGTAAAAAAATAAACGAATTAAGAATTGAATACAGAATACCGTTAAAAAATGTTATTTATGATGCTGATGGGTTACAAACATTTACTCGCAATTCAGCAAATAGCGGAGTTTTATCAGGCGCAACACAATTTAACAATAATGCAGTTCCGATAAAAGTTAACGGTAAAAAAGAAAATTACAAGAATTTAAAAGCTCAATGTTACTTTATGCTTGCTGATATGTGTAAAGATAATTTACTGTTTATTCAAGAAAAAAACTATAGAACACAAATAATTCAAGAGCTAGAACAAATAAATAGATTAGCATTTTCAGATGATGGTAAACTAGCATTAGAAAAAAAAGACGCTATTCGAGAAAGAATTGGACGCTCTCCAGATTTTGCCGACGCTATAATGATGAGAATGTTACCAGAAATAAAAGGAAAACAAAAAGTTGGTATTATTTGGAATAATTAAAATAAATATTGTAAATTTGGAAAATAATTTGTATTGAAATGACATTTAAAGACGACAGCGAAGCAATTGCTTATTTAAAAAATCACGAAACACTTACAAAAGACTTTAAGGAAATGAGAGAATACTCGTCTACTTTAAAGGCATTGGTTAATGGCGATGATTTTATAGATGAGCTTATAAATAAAATTGAAGGAATTGAAAGCTCTTTAAAAGCAAAAGCAAGAGAAAAGTACAGTAGAAGTGTTAAAGATTTATTTTCTCGCTTATTTCAGCCTATTGACAATATTTACTATGCTACTGGTGGCGTAAAAGATTACGATATACAATCAGATACTATAAAAACAAATTATTTAAAACAAATAGCAAACATTAGAGATAACAAAACGTTATCCGAATGGGTTCAAACTTATGCTATTCAACTATACAACACAGACCCAAATGGGGTTATATTTTTAGAATATAAAACAACTCCTAAAATTAATGTATATCCAACATATAAAAGCTCAAGTAAAATAAGATATTATAAATCAAAAGGACAACTTATTGAATATATTATTTTTGAACCTAAAATAAAAGACCAAAAAACATATATTAGAATAGTAGATGATTTAACAGATAGGACTTTTGAGAGAAACGGAAACGATTATATTTTAGTTGAAGAACTTACATTTCCACACCCATTCGGTCAAGTTCCAGCAGTTATTTGTTCTAACATACAATTAGCTGGAGAAGATGAAAAATTAGCACCTATTGATTCAATTATTGAAGTAGCGAAAGAATACGCAAGAGACCAAAGCTTTTTAACTCTTTATAAGGTTTACAAAGGGAATCCAATATTTTGGAAATATGTAACATATTGCTCTGATTGTTTAGGAACAGGTAAACAAGGTAATGAAGAATGTTCTACTTGTAACGGTAAAGGCAAGGTAGTTGCTAAATCAGATGTTACTGATGCGGTTGAGTTGCCAATTCCAACAGATACAGAAAGCCCTGTTATTGCGCCTAATATAGCTGGTTTTATTTCCCCAGATTTAGATGTATGGACTAAATATGAAGAAACATTGAAATTGTTAGAAGAGCAAATGTATAAATCGCATTGGGGTACTTCTTATGGAATGAATAATGTTCAAGGTATGAAAACGGCAACAGAGGTTACTTTTGACAAACAACCTTTAGAAAATCAATTAAATAAATATGCTGATTATGCTGAATATGTAGAGTGGAAATTATCTGAATGGATTTTAAATTTATTAGACTCTACAAAAACAGATAAGTTAGAAAGTAAAATAACTATTAATCTAGGGCGTAGATATATTATTGAAAGCTACGATGTATTATTAGAACGTTATGAAAAATCTGTTTTAGCAGAAGAAAACAATGTTGTTTTAGATAAGTTATTTAGTGAATATTTAGGTGCTAAATATAGAAACAACCCTATTGATTTACAGATAAATTTATTAAAAGCAAGAATAGAACCATATTTACATTTACCTTTAACAAAAGTAAGTACTATATTTGGAAACGAAGAAGCGCAAAGAAAAGTATTATTTCAGAAATGGTGGAATAGTTTAAAAGACTTTTCAAAAGATGAAATCACTTTATTATCTGATTTTAATATTTGGTTTGAACAAAATAAAAAAATAATTAGTAATAACTTAAATTAATATATTATGTCACAAATGGGAGTGTACAAGTTACACAAATTAGCGAGAAGCGGAAATTATTTTACTCCAGAAGTAAGGTTAAAATTAGAAAGAGATAACCACGTTATCCAAAATACTTATGCGGAAGAAGTAAATGCTAACTCAGTAATGAATGGATTGGTTTACGAAAAAGACGAAAAGGCAACCGCTTTGTATTTAAGTGGAAAGTCTTTTAAAGAAGTTAAAGAATATGCTGGTTTTGAAGAAGTTGTAAAAGAACCAGTAAAAGACGAAGATAAAGAACGTTTATTGCAAGAGTATTTAGAACTTCAAGGAGAACCAGCAAAAGGAACTTGGGGAGTTAAAAAATTAACAGAAGAAATTGAGAAATTAAAAAAAATCTAAAAAATGGCTTTAGAAAATATTGCAGAGTTGGAACAAACTCTAGGACTAGAAAGCGGTAAGCTACAAGAAATGATTACAAGTGAAGAAGTTCACAAAATTGATTTGTCAGAAAAAGTTATCCTTAATAAATCTATTTACGATGAAAGGATAGCAAATATTAAAAAAGAAAGTTCAGCAATGGCTTTAGAAATAGCCGTAAAAGAACAACGCAACGCATTAGGGTTAGATTTTCAAGGTAAAACAATGGAAAACCTAGTTAACGCTATTAAATCAAAAGTAGAATCTGAAAGCAAGATTGAGCCAGAAGAAAAATTTAAGGCTTTAAAGTCAGACTTTGAAAAACTACAAGAAAACTACAACGCTAAAGAAACTGAGTTTACAACGTTTAAAACAAATATCGAAAGACAACAAGAATTAAACGAAATTAAAAACGAGTTCACAAAACATATTTCTGGAGATACATTAGTTTCTAAATCAACTATTTTTACAGAGGCTAAAGAAAAAGGTTATTCTTTTGAAAAAGAAGATGGTAAAATAGTGGTTAAATTAAATGGAGAAACACAAAAAAATAAAGATACGTTGTCAGCTATTTCTGTAAAAGAGTTTGTAACTAATTTTTCAACTCCATATTTAAAAACAGCTTCTGGTGGTGGTGGTGGAGAAGATGAGCCAGAAGGTGGAAAGGCTGGTTCATTTGAAGCGTTTATAAAAGAAGCAGAGAAAAATGGATGGAACGCTACGAAGCAAAATGAAGAAATGGCAAAAAGGATAAAAGATGGTACTTTAAAAATGTAACTATATGAAATTTATAGAATGGTTTTTAAATTTGTTTATTAGTAAAAAAGCAAATAAAGTAAAAGAAAATGCTTATTTAGAATTAAAACAAATAAATAATAGTTACTTAAAAGCTAAGCAAATAAATGATAAGTATTTGTCTAAATATTCAGGCAAAAGAAGATATACTAAAGCATAACTACACAACCAGTAATTAATTTTACTGGTTTTTTTTTATTAAAAATGTTGTTTATTTAATATTTTTAATTTACTTTTGTAAACATTAGCGGTATAGCTATAAAGATTAGGGCGGTAATGCTCGTTTAAAAACGTATTATCAATTTAATTTTTATAGAGATGGCAAACAGAACAACTGCAAATCTAGTAAAAGCACAAGCTAAGCTTATTGGTGCTTTTCAAAACGCTGAATTAAGATTCAGATTTCCAGCCACATACTTGGCACTTAGAGCGATGGCTCCTATTATGTTCCCTAATTACGACGTATTAAGAACTCGTGAAGACAGAGCAGTAGAAACAAACTTTGCAAATAGAAGCTCTAGAGCTTTAGGAAGCGCAAGAACACACAATCACACAGGAGTAAAAGGAGATACTTCTACTTTAACACCTACTTGGGCTAGTTATACTGACAAATTTAATATGTCATTAAAACAAGCTGACAATTCTCTTTACAACGCTGATGAGCAAATGTTTCAAGAATTATCTAACACTATTTCTAACTTTATGGAAGGTTACGAAACGGCTGCAACTGCTTATTTATTTAACAACCGCTCAGGAGTTAATACAGCAACAGCAGAGGGTGCTTTTGACGCTACAGACGATGTGTTTGAAATTGTAGAAGCTAAAGAAAGTAGAGCTATTCAAATTACCAAAATTGCAATGGATGCTAATAAGTATTCAGGCGGTATGACTGTTTTTTGTGATTCTATTTCTTATGCTAAATTTGAATATCAAGCGGCTCAAGGAATTAGCAACGCTACAAACTTATCATTTCAATTTAGTGGTGTTACTTTTATTCACTCTGTTGAATTAGGTGCGTTAGGTGCTGGATTAGTTTCAGCATACGCAAAAGGTTTTTGGATTGTAGTTCCAAATGGAATGGTAGCAACATTACCTTGGATTCCTAAACAAAATAGAGAAGGTGTTATAACTAAAGAAAATGAGTATTCAAACATTTTAAACCCTATTGATGGAGAAAATTATGCTTTACACTCTTACGAAACTAGAGCAGATGATTCAGCAAACAATGGATATACTCAAGATGTTGTTACTCAATATGAGATTTCTCAAGATTTAGCATTCACAAAAGCTCCATTAACAACAGCATCAGCTACTCCAATTTTAGCTTACGCAATAGTTTAGTAAATGATTCAAGTATCTAAAATACAAAATGCATTATTGGGGATTGTAGGGTTTAACCAACCTTACAACCCTATCTATGCTATTGTAGATGCTGATAACTTATTAAGTGAATCTGGATATTATGTGACCGATAATCCTTATGCAAAAATTGAGTATATTAAAGACAATCAGGACTTTTTAAAAATTACTGATACAGATTTTAATTTACTTTTGAAAGACATTAAAAAACGTTCAATTTCAAATGTTTGTAATCAGGTTTTTTCAGATTATGATTTTATTGACAGAAGTTTATTGTTTAAAAATGCTTCTAATAAAATAGATTTAGAAGTATTGCCTAATGGTTTTGTTGGATATAGAATTAAAGTTACTTCTGATAAGAATATAGCTTTTAAAGTAAATCGTGTGTTACTAGATTTTAACGGAACTGGTACTTTTACTTTATTAGTTTTTAATAGTTCAAAAAAAGAGCCAATTTACACTCAAGAAGTAGAAATTACAGCAGACCATCAGGAATTAGTTTTAAATTGGACTTTAGACAATACTAACGATACTTATAAAGATGA